TATCTCTATTTTTTTCGGATAAGAAGTCAAAAAATCCGCCAATCTGTTTCGTTGATGGATTTTGTTTTTCTAGAAAACGTTTAATATTACTAAATCCAACAGGATCTATAAGATTTGGTGTATCCATATATATATTTTTTATAAAATAAATCTTTTAAAAATATATAATGATTTTTGTATTATATTCGGCATTATTATCCTTTATTATACCATTTTTATTTTTTATATTACCTATTCTTGGTAAATCGATCGATTATAGCTATGATATTCCATTTCAAGTTATTATTAATATAATTATCACACTGGTCATTTGCGGATTAATATTTATTTTTCATATTAATAATACTTCAAATAGTTGTAATAAAATAAATATATTAGGCGCCTTTCTTAATTCATTTAGAGCATTTATTATTATAATATTGTGGGTTTTCTTATTAGATTACTCTCCGTCAATCATTGAACCCTTTTATAATGTATTTAAATTCAATGGAAAAATGGCAACAATTATTTATAAATCAATTATGATTTATGGGGTTGTATTCCTATTACTAACCTATACTAATTTTAATTCAATTAAGGATACATGTAAGGCTTCATTAGAACAGATAAAAGAGGCTTATACTATTTTACAAAAAGAGCTTAACTAATAAAAAAAAATTATACTATTTTCAAAAGAGGATTAGCTAATAATAGTATATTTTCCAAGAGTAATTATATTATTCTGTTCATCAAACTCTATATTTTTTTTTGTTATCTTCTTATCCTCTAACATTTTCAATATTTCAGCAGTGATCTCTTTTTTGTCTAAGTCCAATCTTTTATTAATTAATTTGTCACAAAAGTCTAATATTTTTTTCCTTTTAGTGTAATTATCTAACTTTGGCCATGGTTTGTTATCATTTGCCATATTCATTTCTTTAAATAAATCTTCCTCATTTTGAACATGAACAATATGATTATCTAGTTTTAAACGATCATTCTTTAAATCTTTATAATATTTAATTATATTAACACTATCCATTCGTTGTTGTAATAGTTTCATATCAAGCGAAATCTTCTCAACATTTATCTCCTTTTTAACCTTTTGTGTGATAGGCTCTACATTATTAGAATGTAGACTATTTATATATTGCTCAATCCATTCTATATCACTATTCATCTTATAATATAATCTTTATAATAATGTTTATAAATCAATTTTTTATATTAAAAAATATCTTTAATTCATAATATAATGTCGCTTTTTGATCATATAATATCTAATAATACTGGAAAACAAAATGCGCATGATTCGATAATCGGTGCTCCAGATCTATTATTGAAAAAGCCCATGCCGAAATCAATCATAGTAGAAGAAACCCCATCAATGAAATGTTCGTCTCTTTCTCAATTACTATTTATTCGTAATCTACAAAATCCATTATCTTTTTTTATCTATCTAGACAATACATCTTTTATTGGAGTTTTAACACATGAGCAGGTTTATAATATAAAAATTTATAATGATCTATATAAAATTTATATCAATAATATTTTTAGTGTTAATATTGTAGAAATAGAAATTATCAATACGAGTATTGATAAATCGATTAATCTTGTTATAGTAAAAACTACAAAATGTGATTTATTAAATAGTAAACCGCGGGTTGAATTATTAGCACCTGTTGATTTTATGAATTGTGAAGATCCAACTAATAATTATATATGTGAAAATAAAAATGGAGAGAGTATCTCATTAACAGTTGAAAAGATAACAAGTGATACGATTATTATTATTAGTCATGAACATCTTTTACCTGGTTATCCGTTATACTCAAATAATAAATTAGTTGGTATATTTTGTAAAAAAAAAGATGATAAACTATATTTTTATAGAATTTCATACTATTTAAGTTTGATACTTCCATTTTGTAGTTATCTTAATCGACAGCTGAATAATACTATTCCTAAAAATATTATATATAATCAGGAACAATTATATAGTATTATTTCAGGCTTAAATAATAAAGTAAATGCTCTGGAAAAACGTCTGGAATCTAGAGAGATTGTAAAATACCCATTTCAAGAATTGATAGAAAAAAATAACTTACGTAATGAGCAAAATGTTGGACAATTGCTAAATACAATCGGTGAACTACAAAATCGATTAAATACACAAGATGTAAAATTCAATTATATGTTTGAAAATTTTAAAAAAATGGGTTTTTAAAATTATATTCTATATTATAAACCTATTTTTTTTAGGCTTTGCCTTTCCCTTTTTAATGGACACTTGTTCTCCAGATAACATCTGTTCATAATCTACATAATATTTTGCTACTTCTATTGATAATTCAACTAGTTCATCACGCCAAATATCTTTAATATCTCTGCCTAGTAAATCATCATGTTCTTTTTGTTTTTTATCTAATTTTTCTTTCAGCTCATCTAGTTTTTCCTTTGTTTGCGCGTAAATCGGCATTTGAACAAGATAATCAAAACCGGTCTCTTTACCGACGGTATTTGCTAATTTCAAAAATGCGTTATCTTCTAACATACTCTCAACCGAGATCTTTGTTTTTCCACGAACATCTATCTGATTATTGATTATCATACTGATAAAACGATATTTCTCTTTCAATAAATCCAATTCATTTTTAAGCGCACCAAGTTGATATACTTTACGCTTTTCATAATATTCTAGACGTAATCCATAAAATTCCATTATAATATCATAGGGACCAGCATATTTATAGATATGAATATTACTATCATATAAATGCATATTTGAATAGCTGGTTTTACTTCCATCAATTAGTTTAAATGCCTTTTCAAGTTCAAGTGGATCACCCTCTAGTTCATCCATTTTGGCTTTATCCAATTTAATATTAAAACTAATTAAATTATCAACACAACTCTCCTTATAGGTTTTTATAAATTGTTTCTTATTTGGATTTGATTTATCAATAATATTATCTTCTAAAAATTCTTTATATTTTTCAGTGGATACTCCAATCGGAATCTCCGTAATTTCAATCGTATTCGAATCTAGGATTGTATATTTACCTTTAGATACATATTGAGTGTCGGCACTCAATTTTAAGATTTCACCTTTAAATCCACAATACCAAGGTTTTATACCTGTCATTGGTTTACCATCCAGTAAATTTAATAATTGTGTTATAATATCTTGGGGATTATGAGATGGAACATCCGATGAATAGCCGGTTCCAATTCCTGTAGCGCCATTGATTAAAATCATCGGAATAATCGGCATATAGAAGGTAGGTTCAATACTAAAACCATCGTCATCTAGATAGGACATTATAGGTAAGTCCTCTTGACGGTAAATATAACTTGTAATCGGATGTAAGTGTGTAAATATATACCTGGCACTGGCAGCATCTTTTCCTAGACTTAGACGTGTTCCAAAAGCACCATTTGGAACAAATAGTGCTATATTATTTGAACCAACAAAATTTTGTGCCATTCCAGTAATTGTTCCTTGTAATGAAACCTCACCATGATGATAAGCGGCATGTTCACTGACATACCCCGCAAATTGAGCTACTTTTATTTCTTTATATAGATTACGTTTAAAAGCACTATACAAGATCTTACGTTGAGAGGGTTTTAATCCATCACATACATTTGGAATACTACGAATATTGTCATAATTTGAAAAATGAATCAAGTCTTTATTAATAAAGTCTTCTATAGGAACCTGCTGTTTTTTATAATCAAGTACATTGAATATATCATAGTTTTCTAACCATTTTTTACGATCATCCGCGCGTTTCTTATTAAATGCTAAGTCAATCGCATTATTACTATCATCCGTCCATTCATAATTTAATACTTTCATATCCTTAAAATATTCCTTAAATTCAGCAGCACTACTAGTGCCTAAACCCTTGTAATATTTAACTTCATACAAGTGATGATCTTGAGTATTATCTTTCCAAGTCTTGTAGTCGCCTAGGTTATAAAAACTTTGGGATACTTTACCCTTAAAAACCTTAACAATAGGGGTAAGCATCGTAATAACAAATCCTGCTTGTAATAGACTGGGCCAATAACTGTGAAATAAATTCATTAATAGTCCCTTAATATGACTGCCGTCTACATCACTATCACATAAAATCATTATTTTACCATATCGTAATTCCCATAGTTCATCGGGGGTTTCTATCGAATAGTCAACCCCTGCTTTTAATCCCAAAATCTTTTTAATTGCTTGAATTTCAGCATTATTAATAACTTTCTCTTGATCGGTATCCTTAATATTTAATAGTTTTCCACGTAAGGGAAACACCCCATAATAATCACGACCCTCTTGTCCTAGACCAGAAAGAACACTTGATTTAGCACTATCTCCTTCTGTTAGGATTAAAATACACTTTTTACTATCTTTTGTTCCGGCCATATCCGCATCATTGAGTTTAGGTAATCCACGAATTATATTTTGCTTTTTACCATCGGTTTTCTGAAAATCTTTATTATTCTTATTATCTACAGCATTCATAATGCGTTCCATAATACCAATTTTGGCAATTTTATCAATAGCCTTATCATCAATCGTTGCCACACTGCCGAATTTTGATACAGGTGTAGTAAGAGTCTCTTTTGTTTGACTATCAAACGATGGATTTGTTATAGTTGATTTTAAGAATATAAATAGTTCATTTCGAATCGTGGCCGGTTTTACTATTACTTTCTTCTTCTTTTTAATGTAGTCAACTAGTCCATCACGGATTTGACTTACTATATATTCCAGGTGCTTTCCGCCACGAGATGTATGAATACCATTTACAAAACTAACCTGTTCAAAATTACTAGATGAGTTGTAAGTTGCAATAACTTCCCATCGATCTCCTAATTCCAGATGAACTCGCGGATGTTCAGACTTCGGTCCAATATATAAGTCAATATACTTTTCAAATGTTTTACATTCAAGTCGGGTATTATTCAAGAATACAGAAATCGTTTTATTTGTCCAGGCAGCGGTATCATATACACGCTTTTCCAATAAACTAATAATATCAGATGTTAATCCATCCAGACCAAATCTTTTATAGTCTGGAATAAATGAAATTCGGGTATATGGTTTACTACTATATGTAGTAATCTTAGGCTCGGTTCTAACTGTCATATTATTGGTAAATGTCTGAATATATTTAAGATTACGTGTTTTATCAACGGTTTCTATTGTAAATTCCTTGGAAAATATATTTGCTAGTTTTGCTCCATAACCATTTTGTCCTCCGACTATACGTTCCTCACTATCATTATAATTTGTTCCAGTAAGAAGATGTCCAAAAATCAATTCTGGAGCATAGCATGAATGTTCATCTATTTCTACTACATGAATACCATCACCGTCATTATAAACAGTTATCCTTCCAGTATCTTTTTCTATATCAACTTTTATATTACTTACCGGAATAATACTAGTATCTCCTTGATTTCGTTTTACAGTTAAACGCGTATCATGATCTGTCGCATTTACTAAGATTTCATCAAAAATCTTGTATAGACCCGGGATATATTCAATTGACTTTTTAAGTATCATCGGTTCTTCCGTATTAGAATAATCCATTATAAACATATCTTCAACCGTTTTTTCAATTGATCCAATATAAGTGCTAGGACGCACTAAGATGTGTTCAATATGACTTAATTTTTTGTAATTTTTTTTATCAACTTCTGCTGAACTATCAATAATATTAAAATGTTCTATAGTATTACTAATAGTATGTTCCTGTTCCTGTTTTTTAGGTCTTGGCATGATCAAGTTATAATTATTTTAATACATCGTTATTTTTATATCAATTTTTTTGATATTATTATACAGAATAAGTTTGATACGATTTTTAAAGAAACTATTATTTTTAGCATTTTTTTGTTATTTCTTTTAAAACGAATGTGATTAATTTATATTTTAAAATACTAAGGAAAAATAATCTTTTCTAATTATATAAAACAACTATAATGGCTGATTTTTCTGCTGCTCAAATTGAAAAACTATTAAAGGATCTTAATGAAAGACGTGCTAAGGATGGCGAACGTGCATTAGAACTTGAAGCTGACGGTGTTCACGTCAGACTTGAAAACGGTGCTCTTGCTACCTGGGAACCTGCTACCAGTAAGCTCGGCAAGAAATACGCAAGATGGACCATTAAACAAGGTGCTCCTAATGAATATTTATCCCGTGTTCGCACCCCTAAGGGAGAACACCAACAAGGAAAGCCTCTTTCCAGGGAAGATGCTGAAAAAGCCTTTAACAGATACTATGCTCGTCGTGATTATGCCAGCGACCGCGCTCGTAAAGCCGCTATCACCCGTGATGTGAACTATTCTCCTTCTCACAAAGGAAAAGTTGATGAATTACGTGTTTGGGAATCCACCCGTTATCTCCGTAATCCCGGTGCTAATGATTACCCCGGTGTTGACGCTGGTGAAAAACTTTCCAAAGCAACTGGCAATGCTCGTGCTCTTGAAGAATGGAGACGCGCCCACCCTAAGGGAAGTGAATCTCTCAAGGGAAAATCTCGTCGTTCTCACCAAAATATTCTTCGTAATATCAGACACGCCTCCGAAGAAGAAAAGCGTAGAGCCAAGGAACACCGTAAATCTCGTAAGGCTTCTAGGAGGAGTGAAGAAGAATTACTCCCCAACCCCGGCATGGAAGGCGGAAGAAAACAACAAGGTGGTCGCGCTGTTTCCCTCAAAACCGCTGTCAGACTCCTTAGAAACTACTACTCTAACCGCTACCAACAATAAATAGATTAGTTCATATAAGGGATATTTTTTAAAATTGATATTTAAAAAATATTTTATTAAAAACAATATTATTTATGGAAAAAGATATTATTTATGGAAAAAGATATTATTGATTTTATCGATTCAAATAGAGAACTAGGAAAGACTTGGACACTTGATATATGGAGAGAACAAATTCTTGAATGTCTATCCCATGTCTATCAGAAAAAGGACTATCATCCTTTAATTATTGATCAGATTCTTTGTTATCATATTCCTAGTCTAAATAAAGGTAGATTTATATTTCGTTGTAATAAAAATAATGATAAAAAACAATTACAAAAACTATTGAATCTTCCTAGATCAAGCGCACAAAACACTATAGAATGGCATCTTAAGAGACATAATCATATTAATGCAAGTGAGGCAAGTGAAGTATTAGCCACAAGTTATAAAGGTATTCTTAATAAAAAGGTTAGTCCATTTATACAAAGACAGACTACCGGATTAGCCGCAGAGTTAGGACACCGATATGAACCGATATCTTTACTTATTTATGAATATATTCATCATAAAAAAATATATGAGTTTGAAAGTATAGAACATTCGAAATATAGTTTTTTAGCAGCAAGTCCTGATGGAATAGATGAAGATGGTATAATGAAAGAGATAAAAAATCCAAGTATTAGAGAGATAATAGGGGTGCCTAAACCAGAATATTGGGTTCAAACACAATTACAATTAGAATGTTGTAATCTAAATGCTCTTGATTTTATTGAGTGTTCAATTAAAGAATATGAATGTATTGAATATTATATTGATGATAGTAAGAGTGATTTTAAAGGATGTATTATAGAATATTGGGATAGTCATGAAAAATGCCATCGTTTTTATAGTAGTCTAAATATTTCGATTGATGAAATAAATAAATGGAAATCCGAAAAATTAAAAGAGATTAAAACAGATACTGGAATAGATGAACTATATATTAATATTGTATATTGGAGACTAGAAAAATATAGCCTCTTTCGTGTATATAGAGATCGTCTATGGTTTAAAAGTATATTACCTAGATTTCAACAGTTTTGGAATGAAGTGATGCTATATCGTAATATAGGAATTCCTGAAAATATGATTACAAAAAAACGCGCAGTAAAAGAAGATATGAATACAAATGAACCTGTTAAATGTTTAATTAATGATGAAGATTATTAATATTTTTTATGTATAAAAATTGATATATAAAAAAATAACTTAATTGAATAAGTAGCTTTATACATGGGTGTTCCATATTATTTTAAATATTTAACCGCTAATATCAAAGACTGTGTAGTTTCACATTTACAAAATTTACCGGTCATATTATATTTAGATTTCAATAGTATTATCTATGAAGCTAAAAATAATATTAGTATCAAGTCAAAAGGGGAAGATCTCTCAAAATATGGAAAAAAGATATTAATAGAATATGCCATTTGTAATGAGGTAATTCGTTTAATGGAAAAAGTTGTGAATTCGGTTGATGTTAAAAAACTTAAATTGGTATATATTGCGATTGATGGGGCAGCCCCTATGGCAAAAATTATTCAACAACGTCAACGTCGTTTTAAGACAGCATTTTGGATGGAGAGTCTTCAAAAAATAGCAGACGAGGAAAATATCGAAAAAACGGAATTAAAGTGGGATACGAATGCTATTACTCCTGGAACTAAATTTATGGATCGACTGTGTGATCATCTTGATGGATATATTAGTTTAATCGGTTCTATAAATAAAAATATTGAATTTGTATTAGATAGCAGTAAAAACTATGGCGAGGGAGAGCACAAATTATTAAAACATATGGATATGAATGGAGATAGACATAGGAATTGTCAAAAAGTAATTTATGGACTGGATGCTGATTTAATTATATTAAGTCTATTACGTGGGTATACTATGACCTATTTATATCGTGAATCAAGCTATTACCCTTTTGTTCCTGATACACCCGTAGACTATTTATATATGGATGCGTCAGTATTACGTGATAGTATAATTCGTGATTATTGGCAGGAGGGAATGGATAACAAACAACGTTTAATTATAGACTATGTATTTTTGACATTTTTGTTAGGTAATGATTTTATACCAAATCTATTCATATTAAAAATACAACAAGGTGGATTTGAACTTTTAAATAAATTATATATAAGTGGATTTAATAAAATTAAGTGTCATCTAATTAATAAGGACCTACAAATACGTATTGATTTTTTCCAATATATATTAGAAGGTTTAGGTAGAGTAGAAGATAAAATTTTAACGGAAATGTGTATTGAACATAAGAGATTTAAACCATATCTTAATCCGAAATTAAATAATTATGATCGGCGAACAACGATGTTGAATTACTATCCACTTATGACCGCAGAAAGGGACCTTGTACATATTGGTCAAAAGGGTTGGAGGGACCGTTTTTATGCCTACTGGTTAGATACGCAACCCGATAAATATATGATGAATGGTATGTGTCAAAATTATTTGGAGGGACTATCATGGACATTACAATATTATTTACGCGGTTGTCCCAGTAATGAATGGTATTATAAGTATTCGATTACGCCTGGTATTACTGATCTTGTTAGTTATTTGCCACTTATAAAAGATAAGTACTATAAAAAAGAATGGATAATCGAACCGATTGACACGGATATATGGACAGTATATCAATTATTATTAGCTATTCCTAAGAGTAGTATAAAGTGTATTCCGAAATCAATGCGTCCTATTATTAATCATAGATATTTTTGGTATTTGTTTCCGACTACATTTAAACTTAAAACATTGTACAAACGATATTATAATGATTGTTATGCGATTTTACCGCGTTTAGAAAATAATATTATGGAAAATATTCAAACTATAAAGGCTCAATTATAAATAAATAATGTTTATTATATACATGAATAAATGGCTCAATTATTTAAAAAGTCTCCCGATATATACATTATAAATAAGATACTAAATACATTAGGCATAGATGAATTTAAAGAAGAATTTAGTTTCAGAAAAAAAGATCTTTTTTTGTTTGGAACAATAGATAAAATGAAAGCATTGGAATCGGAATTAAGGGAGTATTATTATCCATGTAAAGCTAAATTATATTTAAATAATATCGATGAAAATAAGTGTATTACGATAATAAGACAATTTTTACGAAATGTAGGACATAATCTTTTAAGTAAGGAAAAATATAATAATGGGGAAAAATTTATAACCTATATTCTATCATCTGCGCATCATATTAAATCGCCTAAAATAAAAATTATAGAATTTCATCTATAATTTACTTAGATTAATTAGTGTTTTTAAAATACTATCTGGAACCAGTGATATTGTGTCTATTTCTTGTTTTACTAAAAATTCGGCAAATTCATATATATCGCTTGGACCCTGTCCGCAAATACCTATTTTCACATTATTTCTCTTACAACTTTCAATGGCCATTTGTATTAACCGTTTTACAGCAGGATTTGTTTCATTTCCAATATAGGATAGATTACCCGCATCTCGATCAATTCCTAGACATAATTGTGTTAAATCATTTGAACCTATGGAAAATCCATCAACATATTGGCAAAATTCATCGGCTAAAATAGCATTCGATGGTATTTCACACATTAAATATATTTTTAAACCGTTCAGATGTCGTTCTAGTCCAAATTCTTTCATAGTTTCTATCGTAAGTTTACATTCTTCAACAGTTCGACAGAATGGAAGCATTACTATTACATTATCTAATCCAATTATTTCTCTAACATATTTTATTGCCTCACATTCTAGTCGGAATGCCGGTTTAAAATATTCACTATAATACCTTGAACAACCTCTAAATCCAATCATCGGATTTTCCTCTTCCGGCTCAAATATTCTTCCACCAACTAAGTCTTTATATTCATTTGATTTAAAATCACTGAATCTTACTATAACAGGTTTCGGATAAAATGTAGCACCTATCTTCGCTATACCGTATGCGAGTCGTTTTATATAAAAATCTACCGGATCTACATATCCACGTGATTTATTATTGATAAATAGTCTAATCTCACTACTCGTTTTATCGGGATTTAATATAGCTAATGGATGTATTCCTATTGAATTTGCTATTATAAACTCCTCTCTGGCAAGACCAACGCCTTCTACTGGATAATTATAAAATTTAAAAACATTATTTGGATTTCCGATATTTAACATTAATCGAGTGTGAATATTAGTTAAGTCTGGTAAACTGGTGAAATCGGTGGTTATAACACTATAGTTAATTTTACCATCATATACTAGACCAGTTTCACCTTCTAGACAACAGGCTGTTACAATTTGATTTTTTTTTAATAATTTTGTAGCATTATTACAACCAACGATTGCTGTTTTACCTAACTCACGAGAGACTATAGCCGCATGACTTGTTCGACCACCTTTATCTGTTATAATGGCACTTGCCTTTTTCATTAAGGGTTCAAATGTTGGATCAGTATATTCCGTCACCAGAACATCACCCTCCTTAAATTCATAACTTTCTACTGAATCAAGACTGTATATTAATTTTACACTTCCACCTGAAATACTATTACCTACAGCAATTCCATCACATAAAATATCTTTTTTTTGCGTTTTGTCAAGTGTATATTCTACAAACTCAATTTTATCTGTTTTTTTACTATGAATTGTTTCTGGTCTTGCTTGGACAATATAGAGTTTATTAGATAATCCATCAATAGCCCATTCTATATCAACCGGACACAGTCTATTATATCTTTTACAATAATATTTTTCAATTTGATCGGTCCATCTTGCTAACTTCATTATATTTTCATCGTCCAGACAAAAAATATCCCTATCATTACTTTCAACTTCTACGATTTTTGTTCCATGAAGTATATCATATACCATTTTATTGTTTTTTTCACCTAGATTTTTATCTATTATAGAATTAAATCTTAATTTTTTTTTATAAATGATAAATTCATCTGGTTTTACTTGACCAGATACAACCATTTCACCCAATCCCCAACTACCATTGATTACAACAATATCTCTAAATCCACTATCGGGATCTATTGAAAATGCTACACCACTTGAAGCCATATCACTTCTTACCATTTTTTGAATACATACACTTAATTTAATAATATTTTCAAAATTCATGATTTTTCTATACGAAATGGCACGATCAGTATATAAACTTGCGAAACAAGACTTTACTTTATCGAATAATAAATCAATACCTCTGATATTAAGATATGTATCTTGTTGTCCAGCAAAACTAGCACTAGGCAGATCTTCACTAGTTCCGGAACTTCTCACCGCAACATCAACGTTTTCTTCTGAATATTTAGCGGATAATTGTTGATAATAATCTATAATATATAATTTTAATATATCAGGTATGATACCATTAGTTATTAAGTTTCTAATTTTTAATCCATTATGTTGAAGACTGGTTAAATCATCAACCTCAATTATATTTAAAATATCACTTATTTTATTATTTAAATTATTATATTCCATATATAAATCGAATGCTCTTGATGTAATAACAAAACCTGCCGGAACTAATATATCAAGATCACTTAGGTTTTTTATCATTTCACCTAGACTTGCGTTTTTACCCCCAACTAAGTCTAATTCATGTATACCCGTTTCTTCTAGCCACTTTAAATATTCCATTCTTTTATATATATCTTTATTATAAACATTTTAATTTGCTCTCTAATTTTTTATAAAAAAAAAGGTTATACTCTATATTTTTTGTAATAGATTTAGTGATTGTTTTATCACTTATGTTTAATTCTCTGATAAGATCATATTTACATGCGAACTCTCTTACTAGATTATTATCTATATCAAATTGACCAACTCCGTTTTTATATAAAAAAGGTTCAGCACCTAGTTTTGATACAAAGGCATTTACTAATTTTTGATCACATTTATCATATAATTGATAATAAAATCCTTTAGAAATAGTATTATTTTTAACAGAATTATCTAATGCGGATGATGACTGATATCCATTAAAATATGCTGCTGTTTTTCTATCTAGATAAACATTAAGTATTTCTGTCGTATCACTATTTATTTGCGCTATATAGCCTAAATTTTGAACCTTGGTTTGTTTTGTCGGTTGAATATTATGGATTATTGATTTATCTAGTTCTCTATCTACAAATAACCATCTATATCCATTGTAGATAGTATTCTCCATTACTGCTTTATTAAGAGAGGGTCTCTTTATTTTAGTATCTTCTTTCATAGCTTCTGTGGCACTTTCATACACTTTAACTATTTGTAGATTTTCTGGATTTATTTTTTGAAGTCTTGGTCCTAGTGTTGCTAGGGACTCCTTAAAACCAGTCGATATTTTAATGGATGAAGTGTTTGTTTTTTCTAATAATTGTTTATTTATTTTTTCTAGATTATCAACTTTATTTGATAGGGTTTTAACTATATTTAGTATTTCAAAAAAAATTGGATTTTCGTTATTTGTATTTTTCATTTCTAACATAAGTTTTAATTTATCAATTTCTAATTCTAATTTTGTATTATCATTATTATTAAAGTAGTTAATATTATTTTGAATAATATTTTGGAGTATTTGATAGGAAAGGTCTTTACCGATTAAAAACAACTCATTTTCATTTTCATGGCCTTTCAGATCTGTTATACGATTGGGTCGAACTGTCTCATGGTGATGAATGAAACTTTCAAAGTCTTTGCTCTTATTTACACAAAAACAATCCAATAATAAACACTCTTCATATTTAGACTTATGTTCATTGTATCTGGCGGTAATTCCTTTGCGACTTTCACCTATTTTAACGATATATTGCCCATTTTCATAGGTTTTTACTCTAATGATATAAACAATTGATCCGATTGCCCCATATTCTTTTAATAAGATTCTTTGACGTTCTAGGACCTTTTGTTTTTCTAGCTTTGCTTCATATTCGTGTTTCTTTTGTTCTTCCAGTTGTTCTAATTCGGTTTTATGTTGTTCTAATTGTTTTTGTAAATCATAAACACCTTTTAATCTTATTTCTTTAATTACCTCACAAACCCAATTTTGGAATTTTTGAGCGATATGTTTTCTTGATCTAAATAACACTTTATATAGGCCTTTCTCCGTAAGGAATGATACCTGTTGTGCCCCACCGGGGGTGTCAATAGTATTTACAACCTTTTCAGTTTCATCAAATTCCATTATAGTTGCTCTAATATTGCTCATATCAAGAACATTACCTATATCACTGGCACGAAACAGAGGCTGATCAATCGTTCCTTTGATTACAATCTCGGTGTGTAGATTGTTTTCGTTAAATGCTTTAACTATATCCATTTTATAAAGGGTATTATATATCATATTACACCCTTAGCTTTAAGTATTTTAATATTTCGTTTCGGTTTTGATTGTGAAAATGTAAAGCAATAGCGAGTATTTATTATAGATAACTTTGTTTGTTTTAATAATTAAAAAATAGTTGATTAATTATTAATACTAATATCTAGTTAGAATATGCTAGACCACCCATACCAGACATGATACGGAGAACGTTGTAGTTGGTAGCATAGACACGAACTTGGCAAGAACGGGCATTGGCAACGGAGCGGGCAGTGAGTTGAAGTTGGAGAGTAGCGTTGTCGATACGAGACATGTTGCACGTGCCGCTGGGTTGATGTTCTTCAGGCTTGAGGCCGAAAGAATAAACATTGATACCGATAGCGGGGCAGTTAGTGTGAGCCTGGTAGGGTTGAACCAAGTTGAAGTAACGACCTTCACGTTCAGAAAATCTATCGTGGCCGTTAAGCTGGATTTTAGCATAAGCAACGGGGTTGTTGCCGCGATCAAGGAGGTAATTGCCGGAAGCGAGACCAATGTTCCAGGCAGTAGCAAGAGCAGCATTAGCATTATTAGCAATGGCGGCTCCTGGGAGATTTGAGTTTATAACTAGAGGATCATTGGGGTTAACAGCGTTAGTGAAACCAGTTGCTTGATCAATAACGTTTATACTATTACCACCAATAACAGGAACATTTTGATAGAGAGATTGAGTCATAGAGCCAGCACCCGAAAGTAGTGAAGTTCCAGTAAGACCGCCGCCATAAGGATCTTGAGGGGTGCCGGTTAAAGGAGTAGTATCAAGGGCATCAGTGTAGTTGAACCATTGGGGACCACCAACAGTTTGAGTATCACTGATGGAAACGTTAGAGTCAGGTTGGACAACCCAGATAAGTTCCTTAACAGGGTGATTAAAGTTAAGTTTGATCTTGTTGGAATTGGAGTTCACAGATTCGGCGCCAGTGTATTGGAGTTGTTCAATAAGATATTCGTGGGAAGTTTGAGCAAAACGACGACGTTCATCAGTGTCAAGGTAAACATAGTCAACATAGAGAGAAGCGGCTTTAAGAGAAGGAAGAGTAAAGGATTGTGCGGGAGAAGTAGCGGTACCGTTGGCATTGTACCAGTAGCAATTAGAGGCAGATTGAAACTGAAGATTGATCTTAACTTCGTGATATTGAAGAGCAATAAGAGGAAGAGCAAGACCAGGATTGCGGCAGAACCAAAATTCAAGAGGGATATAAAGAGTAGTCTCGGGCATGCAGCTGGTAAGATCGCAATCACCAAAAGCCATCTGGCTGGCAGTAAGGTTGATATTATTATTAGGAGCAGCAACAGTGTTATTAATATTGGCGGAAATAGGTTGAACAAGACGAGGAAGATTGCCTACCATAGAAGCATAACCTACAGCGTGGCCAGTGCTTTGAGAGAGTTCGTTCCAGATGTGGAGCCAATCACCATAGTGTTTATCTATCCTTTGACCGCCGATTTCAACTTCAACATTTTGAATCATGACGTGACCAATCCAGTTCAACCAACGAAATTGTTGGTTGCCAGAAACGGTGACACGAGGAAGAGTAGCTTGAAGATATACACGGTAGATTAAATCACCATTACGAGAGACAGTGCAAGTAACCTTGCGACCCCAATCAGCAGCCCCATTAAAGGTTTGTTCTATGGATTCCATAGAAAAGTTAGTATGACGTTTATAGGAAACTTTCCAGAAAGTTATTTGAGGATTGCCCGTAAGATAGATATCTTGAGCACCGTAAGCGACAAGTTGCATGAGACCACCACCCATTTTCTGTTTTTTTTATATTATATGGTAAGAAATTTTTTTTAGCAAAACGCACTAATTCGTACATAAGATAAGAAAAAAACCAGTCGCATTAATAAATTGCCGCCTAACATAGGTGTTTTTTTAGTAATCTAGTTAAATTTACATTTTCATTGCCTAATCTATTTTTTTTAAATTCAATTGTATTTTTATCAATGAATCGGAAATTCCAACCGTCCCTTATCATTCCATATATAAATGAGATCTTTATCAATTCAATAACAATATCATTATTAATCATTGGGTATATTTACTAATATTTTATTTTCCTGGCATTATTAGACGAATCTATTTAATTTACTTAAAAATATAACAATCTATCAAATATATACAAAATAGTAAGTCATCTATATGTTATTATTTAATAAAGATAAAACCAAAAAGAAGGAATTACAACCCGTAAATATAGACAATAAACATCAAGAAATTATTAAATCATTTGATAATCAAAAGAAAACAATTAATGATTTACAGTTTAAATATGAAAAGATCAAGGCACAATATGATAAATTATGTTATATACCTAATACACAAATAACCGATGAAGAATTAGAAGAAAAATTTTCCCTAAAATGTCATCTAGATGAATTGGAAAAAGAGCTAACGGGATACAATAATCCTACTCAATATTATATTCATACTGGGCATATTTTATTTAATTATTATAATAAATCTAATAATCAAAATGAATTAACCGATGTTGATAATAAAAATCCATTAGCTAAATCTATATTAGATTTTTTTAAACAAGGAAACCGGGAAGAACCTAAAATTGTTATAGAAAAGCCTGTAGTTCAATCTGACCAAAAAAAAAAGGGCTTTACTAAGACACAAATGTTTGATAAATATATGAGCTATGTAGATAGTAAATATATTAGTGATAAAGATAAGGAAGATGATATTGAAGTATGTAAACAATGTTATCAACAAAAATTGTTTGTTCATGCTGAAGGATTACTTATATGTCAAAAATGCGGGGATCAGGACTATGTATTTATAGATTGTGATAAACCGAGTTATAAAGAGCCCCCTAAAGAGATTGCTTATTTCGCCTATAAACGTATTAATCATTTTAATGAACATATTTCACAATTTCAGGGAAAAGAGAGCACGGAAATACCCGATGAAATTTATGAACAAATAAAACGTGAAATAAAAAAAGAACGTATTACTGATCTTACCTCCATAAAACCGGAAAAAATAAGAGAAATTCTTAAAAAATTGGATTTAAATAAATACTATGAACATATTCCACATATTATTAATCATATTAATGGAATACCTCCTCCTAATATTACTAAAAGTCAGGAAGAGACATTACGTGTAATGTTTAAAGAGATACAGATACCATTTATGAAATATTGTCCACCTGAGAGACAAAATTTTTTATCATATACGTATGTTCTACATAAGTTTTGTGAATTATTGGAATTGGATAATCTACTTCCATGTTTTCCATTATTAAAATCACGTGAAAAATTACAAGAACAAGATGCGATATGGGAAAAGATCTGTAGTGATCTCGGTTGGTGTTTTTATAAATCAATTTAAAGTTGTAAAATATTTACGAATATCAGGTTTTTCGCATTTATTATATTTAACTTTAGTCTTTGTTGTTTCTTGTATTTTATCAATCGATCGTTTTGAAACCTTAATTACAAAACGATCACTCTCTAGACTAATCTCACTCTCTGTGCTAATTGAAGATGACATTGACATATTCTTAGTAGGCGGTCTATCGATATTATTATAGAATTCAATTACCTTAGGATGACATTTTATACGGGTTGGATCAAAATTTAGAATGGAGAGTCCTTCCAAGGATCGAACACGACTGAGTGCTACATATATTTGTCCATAACCGCCGCTTCCTGTAAATACGTTTTTGCCGATGTCAATAATCGCTAAATCCAATGACATTCCTTGAGAACGATGAATAGTACATCCATACCCTAATATTAATGGTAAACCGGATGCGCTAACACTGCCTATACCTTCATCTATATCCCAAGTATAAATAGCTATATTTTTAATCTTACCATTTGAAAATATAACTACTGGTTCGCCATTTTCATTAAAACTATCGACACGACCCTTACTGCCGTTTACTAATCCTTCCTCTACGGACAGATTTACAACTAGGATAACCTGACAACCTATACATAATTGTATCGTATCATCTATTGGAAGTTGAGCCTTAACTTTACGCTCTATATCTGGATTATTTCCTTCTGATGATAATGGATTATTTCCTTCGGATGATGTTTCAATATTTATTTTTAAACTATATGATTTAATCTCCTTTTCACTATTAATCTCTCTGAAATATCGTTGATTAACTTCATTTGCTTTTTCCCTGGTTGGAAAAAGCTGAACTGGTTCAACCCCATAAGGATTATCTAGTTCTTTTCTAAAACGATTTATTAAGACACTTGTAGTATCTTGATCAGAAATACCCATTCGAATCTTCTGTAGTGTTTCAATAAATACGATATCACTTTGTCTATGAATTTTTTTAAAATGAACAATCTGAATATTACTTGCTTCCCATTCAGGTGTTTCAAAACAATATTCAAGCGCATGATGTAGTATATGTTGTTCCAATATAGGTCCTAGTTGACAGAAATCACCACTTAAAATAACCTGTATTCCACCAAAAGGACTATTGTTCTTACGCACAATTTGTGTTAACCGATAAATCATACGAAATGTTCTTGGTGTAAGCATTGATACTTCATCGATAATAAGAGTTTTAAGATTTTTAAAACGTTTTATAATATAACGTCTTTTAGATATTTTTTGAATATATTGTTCCTCGTCTTCCCTATTAACACCTAGTCCCGAAAAGCTATGGATTGTAGTGCCACCAATTAAGAGAGCACTAGAACCAGTTGTGCTGGTAATACCAACAAATGTTTTCAGGTTTTCCTTATACTTTTCTTTAAAAATATCTATAATATATTCTAATACACGGGATTTACCCGTTCCTCCACCGCCCGTCAAAAATACATTTTGACGGTTTAATACTAGATTAACGGCCCGTTGTTGTTGATCGTCTAGAGTTATTGACATTTTTTTTATTAATATTTTTTAAATAAATATATATCAAATTTTTATCTATCTAAAAAAATAAGTAAGTAATATAGATTATAGTCTAGAATGCGCAAAAGTAGTTCTAATCTAAACAACTTAGTAAATAACTATTCTAATTATAATTACATTCACATACATGATCCGAAAATTAAAAATATCTTAATCGAACGTATAAATTATAAAAACATATATATTTACTATATTGATAGATATACATATGACTTTATTTTTTTATATAATAAATCGAATAAGTTTTATAGATTTATGATTAGAGATGACAAATCTTCAAAAGTATTTACACTAGTGAATGATTTTTATGATACTAAAGTCAGAGACTATTTTGTATTTAGTGATTTTTTATATATACATAAGGACCAATACGTTAATCTGAAAGGTGATAGTGAAATAATAGATATATTAAAAAGAATAGATACTTAAATATTTTGACTATTTTCTGTCTCTTTTATTATATGAGTTTTATCATACTCTTTAATAATTTTTTCTGGTGGAAAATACCGGCAACTCTTCTTAATTTCTAATATTTTTTTTTCAACTTTATTCGTAAATTCCTGAATATTTTCATTTGGAAATCGTAATTCAAAATGAATCATTGTAAGCAAATTATCATATTCTTCTGCCGCAATAAAATGACTTTCGGATTTTGCTTGTAATTTAAAAAAACAACCTAGACCATATAAAATAGTATTAATTGCAGAAAGACTGCCTGCTATTATCTTATTTATAAATATTTGTTCCTGTTGAGCGTCGGATGGATAGGCAAATGAATATACCGTTGCTGCTCCGCTTATAGCAATTGCTGGAATATTAATTAAGGAATTATAACGTTCATAATATTGAACAGACATTCTATGTAATTGACGTTGTTTTAGCACTTTACACATAATTGATGATAAAATATGATTATGATCATGATTTTTATTTATAGAAAAATTAGGCTGGTTAATATTTTTTTGCGAGTTTTGTAAAATAAGAGGTGCTACAGAAGAGGCGAATTTTTCTATATTACCTAACTTAATATTATCAATTATATCCGATCGTGATAGAGATAGATTATTTGAACCAGGCTGATCTTCCATAGGAACATCTGTAATATTAGACATATATTAACCAATTGGATAAAAATTAATAAATATTTAACTTATCATAAATAAATAACTAACTCTTCATAAATAAATAACTAACTCTTCATAAATAAATAACTAACTCTTCATAAATAAATAACTAACTCTTCATAAATAAATAACTAACTCTTCATAAATAAATAACTAACTCTTCATAAAAATTAAGAATTAACCAACTTATAAAAATTACTATTATCTACTTTTGAAGTAATATTTATCTTTCTATCTTTTAACCATGGATTACTATCTTGAAACATTCCGCTAAATTGTTTTAATACATTCTCTCCGCTTAACTGTTCATCATAAAATGTTCTTGGAATATATCTATATTCAACCCGAGGATTAGGACAAATGCTATATTGACGGGTATAACCTACCATTATCATTACCACACCAATCAAAAATAATAATATTACTAAAGATTTCATATATATTATTCCTATACATAAAATCTAATCTCTTTTATCTCTATTTAACCATGGATCATTGGATTCAAAAAGTGCATTTTTTGTAGAATCTAGACTAGCTGAATCGGTATTGTCTTCGGTTGAACATGTATTGTCTTTGGTATTCTCCTCTCTAGTTTTTTCTTGAACACGACTCTTCATTAAATTTTCCTTATGTTCTTGATAATAAATATCACGCTTACATGCGTTTTCCTTATATTGTTTCATTAGTTTATTCAGTTCTGGCTCCAAATATTCAGTATTCTCTACACGATCAGGGCTAGGATCCCATGGCAACCAATAACCAACCTGACCTAAAAATACATTATCTCTCTTATTTAAACGCTGTATAACTTTACAGCGAACTTCCGCTTCACGTTGAGTTGAATATACACCTCGTACTTTAATTCCGCGGACTGTCGTTTTGAAATTTTCTAACTCGTGGAATGCGTTTTCTAACCTATCTTCATTTGTAAATATAAAATCATCATATTTTTCCTTTATACTTGAATAATTTAATCGTGTCTTATCGCCTTTCATTACTACATTTTCTAAAAACTCACTCTGATCACATAGCCATTTTAAAAACTCACTATTGTAATAAATATCCTTCTGTTTTAATACTTTCTCTGGACTAATAAATGAAAGAACGCAATATTGTTGTCCAGGAATAGTCTGGTCTACCTCTAGGAAATCTTCAATGGGATCTTCAATATTGGACATTACGTAATATATAAATTATTATTATTTATCTCTTTATATACATTTTATTATAATTTTTTTAAATAAGGATAAAAATGGGACTAGTCTATTTTTTTTTTCTCAGAGTTAAATATAAAAACTCAAATAACAATGGACGGTTCTATGGATTTACAAGAAGTTGTTAAACGCGCCATCAAATACTTAGTTGAGGGTCTTGGTGTTGCTGTTGCCATGTATCTCATTGGCAAAAATAAATTCCAAATGGAAGAAATATTACTAGTTGGTCTCGTTGCTGCTTCTCTATTTGCTATTCTTGATCTTATGTCTCCTTCGATCAGCTACGCCGCCCGTCAAGGTGCCGGTTTTGGTCTAGGCGCAAATCTTGTTGGTTTCCCTAATATGGGAGCTAATGCTGCCGCTGGCCTAGTTTAAATCTAGATATTAAACTTTTTATCTTGATTTAATCTACTTTGTCTCTTAATACATTTTTTTGGACTACAATATTAGAATCTATTTTCAATGAGATAAGACACTTTTTAAAAAGATTGAAACTCCAATACGCACCCATTCCAAATAATACTATAGTCATACATTGCACCGGAAAATATATATTAAAAAAACTATTTCGAACATGATACAAATAAATAAGAAATCTTATTATACGAAAATAAGTATACCATATAAACTGAAAACACTCAATTACTAATAGTAAATTTCTATAGTTCAGATATTCCCGGCGTATATGGTAATTGATATATAATAAAAAATTAGAATATTCCAGAATATAATAAAAATATATTATCTGCTCTCTATAATAATCAGTTAGAGCTAGCAGTAATCCATAATTCGCAATAATATGATGAATAATATATGGAAGATGTCTACTATATTTTTCGTGTTTTACTAAAAGACTATGGAATATAAAACAAAGATCAACTGTATAAAATCCAAGTGATAAAATAATTGGATAATTCATTATTGTTATATCTGAAATCCTATATAGACTTACAAATAAAATCGCATGTAATAGATGTACAAAATTTTTGACTATTTCATGTTTTCCATTATACTTACTTATTACATGATAGCATGACGGCCAAAATAATAGGGAAGATACATAAAATATTATCGTTTCAAACGTAAATATCTCTGACATTTTTAACTATAGTTTTATTTTTTGAATTAACTTTATATCAAGAAAAAACAATATAAAGAAAAGATCATATATAAGATTATGAATAGTTAGTTCTATTCATCCTCTAGTGGATGAAATCAATAGGATGTTTTTAACATTGAGACTTTATCTAAGAAATTTGTAATAGGTTTCTCATTATTTGAGCTAGAGTAATGGCTTTAATTGCAATAATATACTAAGGTGTAAATTTATTTTGACCATAGTATTTTATTATAATATGATATATGGTTATAGTTTATTTATTATGTTTATTGCTATTTGTTTGCTTAATCATTACCGCATTACAATCACGGCGTGAGAATTTCAGTATGTCATCTATAACTGATTTTGTTCCTAATTTCTTAGATGGCACGCTTTCAATGTATGGCAAAGTAAATTCGCAAATTCAAAATACTGTTTCTTTTTGGAATGGTGTTGTTCAGGAATGGGTTCCTAATGTAGGATGGATATATAGATATCGTGATAAAACTATAGAATTAGAACGAGCGAAACATGGTTTACCTCCTCTTCAATCAGCAATGCCAGAAGTTAAAGTAAGTGTTAACGCAAATAACAATAGATATAGCACTGGGTTGAGTCCATAAACCTTTCTCTATTTATTATATATACTATTTATCCTAAAAACAGTATGTCTATACCAAAAAATATAATAAATAAGGTCTATCAAATAAATACGATAGATGACATGTTAGATATACTAGATAGTCCTTATGCTAAAAGTTATAAAGACTATTTTAAGGGAATGAGGATATATGCCTATAATAAAATGGATAGAGGGGACTATAGTTATAGACTAGAAGCATCAATTGGTGATCTAGATTTTGATCCATATTTTAGTCCAGAGGAAATGTTAAAATATGGAGTTTTTGAAGGAAAATATCTAAATGATTGTGTCCTAGAATTTCCTAGAGAATGGTTTTTATCGGCAATTGAAAAAGGTAAGTTGAGTCCAGAGGGACCTGATATTAATTGTAATTATTTCCAAATAAAAAGTCGTATGAGTATTGGTGATTGGCGTAGGAATGGTTGGATACCGCAAATTCCTGGAGATCCAGATAATCGGGGATGGTTTCAATGGTATTGTCGTTATTATCTTGGCCGCCGTATTCCAGAATTAGACGAAATTCAAATAAAAAGATGGCGTGCTTTTAAACGACATTATGGACAAGTTCGTAAAAATTGTTCTAGTCTGGACTGTCGTCCAAAACAAAGACAGGCATTACTTCAATGGAGTTATAATGCTTTTGTTATAAATGAAGATTAAGATATTTTAATCCTTAAACTTCCAGCAGGCATCATAGAATACATTAAAACTAAGAATTATATAACTATTTTCTTATTTATATCTTGAAAAAATAAGGAAATACTTGATTTTTAATAACTTGATAATGGTTAAAAAGAGATAATTTATTCTTCATCATGATGACGACGGGCAGCTTTTTCAGCAGCACGTTTAACGGATGAATGTTCACGAACCTTGGCACGGTGAGCTTCATGTCTATCAAAATGTTCAGTATTTTTAACACAACGATGGGTTGTCATGGAGTGAACGCATTCGTCAGATTGCTTAGCAGCATCATCGGTGGAAACGCAAGAACGACGGGTATGAGATTTTCTAGATCCATCCTTGGAGGCTTTAACTTCAACTTCATGAAGAGCACAGTATTCCTTATGAGGATTACCGCCGGCTTGATCTCTCCTGCTTACTTTTCTAGCAGCACGCTTGGCAGCGGCGCGATAACGAGAAGCAGCACGACGTCTTTCAGCAGCTTCTAAATCCTTATGATTTCTTACGCAACGATGAGTAGACTCGGAACGAACACATTCATCCGATTGAAGAGAAGCTTCGTTCGTTCCATAACAACTAGTGCGACTATGCGCTTTTCTAGGCTTTTGAGCCTTTCCTTTGCGGGATACACCTCCGCGAGATGATTCCTTAACTTCAGTCCTTCGGACAGCACAATATTCTTTACCCGGCATTTTAGTGTTTTTATATTACTATATAATATTATATTTTATAGAATAATCAATAAAATGTATAAAAATTATTTAATATAAATAGAATAGATTAATACAACTGATCCATTTTAATATTTTCCTTATTATTTTATTGTAGATAAAATCCTTACTTTAAAATAAATTAAAAAATTTATTATATAATGAATAATGTGTTGATAACAGGAGGAGCAGGATATATTGGAAGTTCAATAGCCTATATATTACTTGAACAAGATTATAAGGTATTTATAGTAGACAACTTTTCGAATTCAACTGATAGTAATATTATTAATCTGCCTAATAAAGAACTTTTAACAATTTATAATATTGATTGTTGTGATAGAGATAAACTTGAAAGTGTTTTTATAGATAATAATATAGATATTATTGTTCATCTTGCTGGGTTAAAATCATTTTGTGAAAGTATACGTATGTCAAACAATTATTATAGAACAAATCTACTGAGTACATTAAACTTACTGGATCTAGTTGAAAAATATAGTATAAAACGATTTATATTTAGCAGTAGTGCTACTGTCTATGGTAATTCACCGTCCCCACTATGTGAAACAAGTCTTGTAGGAAAAGGAATAACCAATCCATATGGTTGGAGTAAATATATGAATGAACAAATTATAAGTGATTTTTCAAACGTTAATAAAAAAACGGAATTTATAATCTTGCGATATTTTAATCCAGTTGGAAGTATGCGAAAAGGTATTATTAATGAAAATCCAAAAAATATTCCTAATAATGTAATGCCAGTAATTATTAGAAGTTATCTATCTAATAATATTGTAAATATATTTGGAAATGACTATACTACCAAGGATGGAACAGCAATGAGAGATTATATTCATATAGAGGATCTAGTGAATGGACATATAAAAGCGGTTAGATATAAAATGATAGATACGAATTACGAAGTATTTAATCTAGGAACAGGAAATCCCTATAGTGTTCTGGATTTAATCAAAACATTTGAAAAAATAAATAATGTTAAAGTTAATTATAAATTCGATAAGCGAAGAACCGGCGATTTAGAACTGGTTTTTTGTAATCCGGAAAAAGCGAATAGACTATTAGATTGGAAAGCTACTCATACCCTAGAAGATATGTGTCGATTATATAAAAAAGATTAAAATATAATTTTATTACTCTTTTTTATCTAATTCTTTATAGATTGATAATACACGAGCACTCGGATCTTGTGTATGACCAGACCAACGAGGCAACCAATAATACGGAATTGAATCCGCTCTTCCGGGAAAATAACTATCAAATAGTTTTCTATAATAATAACTCTCCTTCAAATGCGGTTCGGGGTTCATTAATCGGCGTTTCTCATTAAATTCATCATCACTGATGATACTAGCTACATGATCCTGAATAATTTCAAACCATGACTTCTCTGTGCTACTTACACCATCACTAAATGCTTCCTTCTTGCGCCATAGGATTTCATCCGGCAATAAGCCTAATCCATCAAATGCCTTACGAATAAACCATTTTTCCATAGAGTCACGCGGACGTTTCCATTCGACTGGAACTCGCATATACTCAATTAAAAACTCTTTATCTAGAAATGGAACACGCACCTCAAGACCATTTCCTGCTGTTGACTTATCACAACGCAAACAATCAAAATAACATAAATCCTTCAACAATCGAATACACTCGTCCTGAAAATCTTCATCGTTAGGAGCACGATGAAAATATAGATAACTTCCACTTGCTTCATCACTTCCCTCTCCACTAAAAACGACAACAATATCCGTATTTTCTTTAATATATTTACTTAGTAAATACATAGGTGTACTTGCACGAACAGTAGTTGTATCCCAAGTCTCAATCTGTTTAATCACTTCCGGAATAGCTGCTAACATATCTTCAGGTGTTACAATAACTTCATGATGAATTGAACTTATATGTTCTGCCACTATTCTAGCCTTAGCGAGATCAGTTGAACCTTCCATACCAATCGAAAAACTATGTATGGGATTAGGAGCATTATGTTTCGCAACAAGAGCTGCTACAAGACTACTGTCCAAACCACCACTTAAAAATACACCAAATGGACGTTCAAACATAAATCGCTTATAGACAGCCTGCTCAAATAGATTACGCATTTTTACTAATTGATTATCTAATGATAATTCATCCGGTGATATTCTAGGATAGACATAGTCATAATATCTATGATATTCTCCATCTTCAAACCAACAACCTGGAGGGAATTGCTGAACATTACTAATATCAACGGGTATACCCTTCATTTCACTACAAATACATAAATGATCTCTATTATTACCAATATAAAGTTGTCTTACACCAATTGGATCACGTGCTATAAATATTTTTTTTAATACATCATCCCATAGAGCAAACGAATAATAACCACTGATCTCCTTTAGTGTATCTTCTATACCAATTTTTTTATATAAGTGTAAAATTACCTCACAATCACTATGTCCATTTGTTTTTATTTTATATTTATTTTCAAGCTCCTTATGATTATAAATTTCCCCATTACATACTAGATAATATTTTTCATCTAGTACTAATGGTTGATCACCCGCAGATGTAATATCATTAATTGCCAGACGATGAAATCCAAATAATAATTTATTATCATTTAAATCGAGATATTTACTATTATCAGGACCGCGATGTTTTGTAGTATGACATGATTTAACCAGTGTTTCCTTGAGAAGAGGTGAAATACCTTTTAATTTAGATAGAAAAGCAAAAATTCCACACATTATCGTATTAATATGTGTATATAATTTTTTTATGTATCAATTTTTTATATATTTAGAATTCTATATTATAAAACTAGATTATTTGTACTATAGATTTCTAATTTTCGTTATTGAATCTATTTGAGATATAGAGTTGTTCATCAAGGAGAGCAGAATAACGTTCTTGGTCATATGCGGATAATTGGTAGTTCTTAGCGGCTTTGTCTGCGACTTTAACAGACCATTCGAGAGTATTAGCGGCAATGGTGTTATCAACATATAGACGAACAATATCACGAGCCTTTACAATAGTAGTGCCACTCTTAAGTTTAAAGGTGAGACCGCTGCGATCAAGAAGAGTATCGCTAGGATTAACAACAACACCTGATCCGGTTGTTATACTACGAGCCCAATCATTAGGATTGGCGATAATAAGAGGAGCAGTATTCGCTTGAACTACAAGGCTATTAACACTGGTTCCATCAGGATTAGTTTTTGCTGCTGTTGCAATAGTGATTACATCGAATTCAGCCGCAATATTATTGCGGATAGTGAAGAAGCAATCAAGATTATAACCGACAGCAAACTTATTATTAAGATTCATATCAAAAGGAGCACCGGGCACACTGTGGAAATTACGATCAAGAGTCCAAGAAGTTAATACAGCGGGTCTCATATATTGTGCGCTACTGAAGGAAAGCTTAAAGTTTAGTTCAGAGAAATTATCTTGAAGTCCAAAATTACTGCTAACACCCGCAATATTTTGATTAACATTATCCGCCTGGTTTATATCAATTTCACCATTGTTGTTAATATCAAGAGCAGTGTATAGAGTTAAAGTTGAAGGATTGATATTGAGTTGAAATCCGTTACCATTGCTTGAAGTAGCGTCAGGTAAAAGTCCTTGAAGAGTGATGGTAAACAAATCACCGAGAACTTGAGGATTGGATCCACCGCTTATAATAAATGAAGCGGACCCATTATTAATATATAGATTGGGATTTGCTGAAACATAAGTTGGATCGTTTGATTCAGCACCAGCAATTATAGCATCATCACTCTTTTGGGGATTTTCAATAGGTAGTCTAAAAGTAGAATTAAGGTTGTATGTAGTATTAATACCGCTGTCGCGAACAACATTTAAGCGTAATGTATTGAATAGTGAAGAAGCATCAACATAACTGCCGAAAAAGTTCTTATTTAGATTTTGTTGACTATAATAATCTACCCATTCCTTAGTAGGCGTATATTGATTGGAACGGAAAATTATAGATTGACTTGATAAAGCAGCACTTCGATTAGTTAAAACAACTTGATAATATTGGGCAGATACAGAAGCTCCTAGACCGGTAGTGACTGATAATGCGGTTGATGTAAAAATATTCGGGACTGAAACAGTGTTATTGGCATCACTTTCGTTCCAGTTGAAAATACCGGAACTTGTAATTACATTTTCTAAATTTGAAGTGGACGCAACATCTAATACATTGAGTATAAGAGGTCTTAAACCAGTGTATAATAATAGAGTAGTGTTTCCGTCTAATCCTGTGGGTAAACTTCCTGCGCCCGTACCGCGGAAATAAAATCTATCATTCACAGTGTTAGCATTAACACTGTTATTAAGATTTATATAGTATTTACCAGCACCAGAAGCAGCAGTAGGATCCCAACTAATATTTACTGATCCAGATACCGTATTAATGGGATTAGCTGACGGAACCTGCCAGGCATTCTGAGTGCTATCACCTAATATAGGCATGTTTTGAGTAGTTGAATCAAGAGTGAGAGTTTCAAGTTCATTTCCATAATTTGAGGTAAAATCATTAATGTTATATTGTACTTGACCATAACCTTTATTGGTATAATAACCGATTTGTACAAAGTTAACAGTTGATAATGTAGGAGATATGTATGGTGGAGAAAGAAATTGATAGGCCAGGGAAGCATTATTCAATGATAGAGTTAAATTAGATGTTGCCAAAACAGTGTTAGTATTATCGGTAGATGTTACTTGAGTTTCTTCAGTGAATGCTACATCTTGATAGGTCAAAACTTGACCTGTAGAAGGTCCATTTGTATTATTTATAACATGAACAAGAGCATAGTTATCAGGTTGAATTACATAAGAAAAGGAGACATCAGTCAACAAATTGGATGGATTGCCGGAACCCGCGGATGGATTATATGTAAAACCACGAACGGGTGAAAGGGTAATAACACCAATAGAACCCTTATATTTATTTTGTAATTGGGCAGGAGCAAATAGAGATCCTAAATCTATTGCTATACCACTGCTAGTTAAAGTAAAGGTAGTTTGTTTAACGAAATCTCCTAAAGTACTGGCACCTGGAGCCATCTTTACAAGGCTAATGTTAAGATCATCGCTCTTAGTAGTAATTAACCAATTATTCTTATTATTAGAACCGTTAAGTATAGAAGAATTGGTCTGAATACTTTGAAGAACGCAACGAGTGCATAAATCATTAAGATTAGCGGAAAGGTTGTGTTGATAACCAGAACCCGTTAAATTATTGGCTTCAAGAAGGTTTTCGTAAATAACGAAGCTTTGGAGAGTGTTTGCTGAAGTGGCAGAATTCTTTGATAATAGACCACGTCCTACAGTTTGAGTTTGAGTGGGTTGACCAGTCGGAGAACGAGTAAGAACCCATTCAACTGAACGATACACCTTTAGAGGCTGTGGGGCTAGAGGGGTTGAGGTTGGGGATAAGTTTAGAACATCAATAAATATACCACTTTGAACGCTTTCAAGATAATAACGAGTAGTTTGAGCGGGAATTAGCATATTACAGGGCCAATTTGGATCAAGTTCTGGACTGTTAGTATTATTATTACTAGACCAAGCAAAATTAGTCAAATATTGGTTAGAAGAATTTACTGCGACATAACCTGTATTTCCACTTATAGTATAATTTGTACTGTTATAAGAAAGCATTGGTTCAATAATACTTTGTAAATACATAATTGAGATGATCGAATTACTTGGTGGAATAGAGAAAACATTTAAACTAACATTTGTTGTTTGAAGAGTGCCAGATACTGGAGAAGCGTAATTGAATTGAGATGCGGGTGCTCTAAAATTGTAATTTTCATAAGGACTGTTAGTAGCCAATCTTTGATTACCATTATCCCATACACGTAATGCAACTTTACATATTACATCATTCACAAGATTTGAATTATTATCAAGAGTGCCACTATTAATATTTATATTTATTGTAGCAGGTAATGAATCATTGAAACTATTACTACTAGTCAAACCACCGGTTGATTGATTACTATCGCATTCTATCATAAATATAACATACGTATTTTCTTCATCTTGAACACCGCAAGTGATAGGAGTAGCATATTTTTGAGTTCCATCATATTTCCTTCCATGAGCAATTGGGTTAATGTAAAGGGTCTTAACTCCGGGGGTACCGACTAATCCAACCTTCATAGTTCCAGCGAGCTCATCAACTGAAAATATCGTTAATTGAGCACTTTGAACTGATGTAGTATTGTTTTGTAAAACAAAATCAACTTGAGAAGAAGTTTTGTTTGAAAAATATTGATAACCGTTATTAGAAACACCTCTATACCGAAAACCTGGAAACAAATTATGAACAGAGGTGCCGGGAACGAGTTGATTATCCGAATTAGGAATAGTAAAAGGATATGCTGTTTCAGGCTGCAAGTTATTTTCATCAACATTTTGATAAACATAACAAGATACAATAGGCGCTGTAAGAGGACTACTAATATTTTGGGGAGAAACACCGGAGTTGCCTAGATATGAAAATAAAGTATCAGGATTTAGAGGAAGGTTACCAACGAGAGCATCATTACTAAAAGGTTGGGTACTGCGAGGCAGTGAGATACTTGATACATTGTAACGATATACAACGTCATAACAAATAACTTCATGTGTGTAATTTTTGGTTTGATCAAGAGTTTGATTTATGTAATCAGAGACTATATTAATAAAAGAATCAGATTGTGAAAATTCAGCAATAGCACTGGCATTACCGCTATTTATTTTCAGATTAGCAGAAGGTGTAGCATATGAAGTATTAAAGTTAGTGCCCCTTATTTTCGGTACAACTTGTCCGACATCAGTGAATTTAGATGATATTTCTGAGAATGTATATTCAGTATATGCAACATTTTCCAATTGCATACTATTAATACTTTTATTGTTATTTAGAACAGAGGGACCTGGCTGGCTGGCGTTGGTGTATGCCAGGTTAGGAGCATTACCGCTAACAGAAAGATTAGCAGCGAAACCATAATATGTACTTGTAGGTGTTGAGGGAGCGTTGGTTTTGCCGGTGGCATTAACAAATTCAAGATTATATTGAATATTCTTGTTTGATAGTTCACTGTTGAGACTTAATGCCTTTATTTTTTCACCAGTTGAAAGAGTTAGATTATCTCCATAATTTATTAAAACATTGCTTCGTATGTTTGCGGAAAAAGAATTAGTTCCATATATATCTGTCCCAGCATTGTTATAGTTCCAGCAAGAGGCAATGAATGAATTAGCACTGTTTGTTGTCATAACTACATTTGCGTTTTTAACAACACGTTGATTAATATCAGTATTTCCTGAAAACAGGAAGTTATAATTATAAGTAGTATTAGCAACTAGAGTTGTGCCATTGAATAGGAGACTTGATGGGACTGTTCCAAGAATATCGCTGCCATTTTCCAATACATTCGCACTTAATGTAATATTTCCGGCAGGTAAAATAACATTGCTGACAAAATTTGGAACAGATGTTAAATATTTTACACCAGTTAATGTTTTATTACTTACATAGGTATAGTTATCCATAGTTAATGAACCCTGGCGGAGATATAGATTAACAGTATTAGCTGCGCCTAGGTAGAGTAAATTCGGGTTTCCGCTTGGAACAGGCATTGAAATACTATTAGGAGACATAATAGATACTGATTGCCAATTGTTTCCGTTAACATTAACTCCCGTCATAACTATGTATTTGGCAGATACTTCAGGTAATCCGTTATTTAACATATTAGATTGAAACCATAAATTTGAGTAATTTTGGGAAACAGTATTGCCATCAAAAGTGGTAAAATTGGTTTGAGATTTATTATTAAAACCAGAAAATACCTTAGATGATTTAATAAAGTTAGGGTTAGAAACAGAAGGTTGAAAAGAAATACGATCAAGCAGAATATAACCTTCATCGAGACAGACATTGGCTTGAACAAATCCAGGGTGATCACCCTTTTCAAAAGTAGCGCTGGGTAATATGTCACCATTGAGATTTTTAAAGGTATTGCCGCCTTTGACGTAATCGATTACTGTTGCTCCAGACCATTGTGTAATATTTAAGTATAACTTATTATTATCAGTAGAACTAGAAACATTATCAGTGCGATTTCCGTTAAAGTTGCCAACAACACCAGAATATAACTGACCCGTTTTAAAATTGCTGTTAAAAACTGCTACTTCAGGGGCTTTGATATTACCAGTAATATTTATGGCTGATAAAGTATTGCCCTTAGCGTATAAACTGTTATCAGATGGTATCGCCGCAGCAAAATTACCAGTGAAAGAATGAAGAGAGACATTAGAGGAGATAACGTTGCCCTTATTATCAGATAGACTTTTACCAAAACGAGAAACACGCGCTATGTAAATAGGATCTTGATAAGCGAGAGAATTATTATTCTTTCTTAATTGAAATTGATGGCGATAGGCTTCGTTAGTTTGGGCATTAGTAGGGCCCGCTACAGCAATAGGATTAGGGTTTCCTACTTGATCGCAAGGATCGGTGGAAGCATTAACGCAAACATTACTATTAATATTAGCATTAATCAAACGATTCCATTGAGTGCGACTGTCCGTATTATAGAATAACTTTTGATAACAAGTGTTGCCGTCAACATTAGCAGTGTTGCCATTTTGAGCCTGAGTGGTCATACCGGCACTGTTTCCAGTAATATTAATAAGAAAAGATTGGGGTAAACCAGCACTTTGATTCGCATTAAGTATATTACCAAAAATACTGACATTGGATTGAACATTAATACTATTATTAATAGAACCATTCATGCCATATTCGAAATTTGTTTCAAGAAGAGAACCACCGATACCCAATTGAGTAAGATTGGCAGTTAGATTAGCGCTAAGATTACCATACACATTTGCCGGAGCGGTCATAAATATGTTTTGAACTTCTCCATCAAGTCTAGTACCAAAACCTTTGTAAATATTTGAGGTAAAAGTTTTGCCATAATCATAATCTCCGTTAGAAGTTAGAGGCAGTTGATATGCGGTAGAAGTATTGGAAAAAAATACGGTGTTATTGCGACCTTGAGTAAAATCAAAAGTATTACGGGCACGAACTGCATAAATGGTCTTATCACGTTTTACGGACATGACATTATTAAGATCAACCCATTTAGCATTTTCAGTTTGCTTGGACGAATCATATTGATAATCGTCGTTGAGAACAAGGATAGTCTCACTACTGACAGACTGATTAGACATTGGTTTTTTTATATAATAGCTATAGAAAAAATAATTTTAGCCTTAACTTATCAAAAATCAACTGGTTTTTTTCTAAAATAATTATTTTTAAAAAAAAACATTTTCAAAAATAATTTTGGCGTATTGAATTATTTATTTTATTTATTTAATTTATTTAATATTTGTTCTCTCATTTTTAAAATATCTTCAGCACAAAAATGTAATCCATGAATTATTTTCTTTTCCTGTATTTTATTTTCCTGTATTTTATTTTCCTGTATTTTATTTTTAGGTTTTATATCCATTTTTCTTAGTTTTTTTGATATTAAAATAGCACTGAAATCTTGTCCTATTATTGGCAAATCCATGATTAATTTTTCTGGTTCATTTAATATGTCCTTATCTATATTTTCAAGACACATCTTTTGTTCAACAGCCATTTTTGGAATACCCATACTAAGCATCTTAAAAAATCGATTATAAATAGGATGATCAAGCTGTTTTATTTTCCTAATAATAATAAGATCATCCGAATTATGTTCTAAAATATCTTTATACTTTTCCCCAATTTCATTTGTTATTTTGATCTGAATTGCTCCCTTAGGAATTCCCATATTTAACATTTTAAAATATTTTCCATAAATAGGATGATGTATATAACTTATATGCTCAAGTGTTTCATTCTCCTTATTCAGACAGACACGTTTTTTATAAATCTCCTCAATCGGTTGATTATCTTCAATGAAACATTTGCCTAATTTTAAATAGATTGGATAAATAATTGCCTGAATTAAACTATAGTTGATATACCATTTATCATTAACACATTTAGCATTTTGAAACCATATCAATGGCTTAATATAATATCTTTCAGGACAATCAATAATTTCCATAGGAGTATCCTTATTATAATAGAGATCAACAATATTATTTCCCTTATAATTTTGAATAGTTATACCCATTCCATTTTCATAATAAAAAGATTGTACAGATTTTCCTTGTAATAGGTTCTCTATATTTAATTTAAATCTAGATAAAAAATCATAAAATTCCTTCTTTATTTTATTTTCATTTAAAAAACTTATCCAGATATAATTACTATTATTTTGTATTTTTTTATTACAGAACCCTTTTGGTGCCTGTACTATTAGGTATTTACCATCTTTATTAAAGATATCAATACAATTTTTTCTTTTAATGAATTTAATACTATTAATAGAATTATACATATTATTCTATTAATAGATCTAGATTTTTATATATTTATGAACGTAAACCTAGAGCGCGAGATAAAAGTTTGTTTTGGCTAATAAGATTTACAAGAGCCTTAGTAAGTTCTTCAACTTTTGAACGTAATTCATCTCTTTCTTTAGAATTAGAAACAACAGCAGCAGCACTTTTACCTTCATTTGATCTGGCAGTCATTAATTCTTCATTGATTTGATTAATCACCTGTAAATATTTAGTATTCAATGCCTTAACTTGGTCCAATTCTGCTTGAGCTTTAAGTAATGCGGCATCATCACGAACAACCTTTTCAACAACCTTTTCAACAACCTTTTCAACAACCTTTTCAACAATTATTTCCTTAGGCTTTTCCTCAGGTTTCTGTATGGGTTTCTGTTCGGGTTTAACCTTGGGTGCTTCTGATTTAGAGGGAGCCTTATCTAATTTCATTGAAAATAAATTGGCTACAGGAACTGCGGAAACAACCCCATTGTTTTTCATATTGGAACTAACATCGGAACTAACATCGGAAACACCCGATTTAAATAAACTTGATAAACTCATTTTGATTATATTTAAAGATAATATTTTTTTATAAATACCATAAAAACAAATAAGTAATAATATTATATATATGGCTACATTCCCTATATTTTCTATAAATAATTATAATCTATACTTTGATATGGATGAACCAAAATACTATTTAAACTCAAAAAAGGAATTACTAATTGGACAAATTTTTGATTTTCAAATACACCATATTTGTGATCATTTAAATATTCCCTATAGAAATGAATTTGGAACGATTATTCCTAATAAAATCCTTATAAATAATATTAAAGAATATAGTCTAGAAACTCTGCCTGAAGATTGTGATATTTGTAAAAAATTAGGACTATATTATTATCCTAAAACAAAAAATAATTTTCTCTATAATAATATTGGTGGGAAAAATAGTAATCAATTAGAATTAGATGTGTCTCAAAATTACCTGGACTTACATATTGAACCATTATTTAAATCAGATACTGATAGTATCCCTATTCAATTAGGATTAGACTATAGATTTATAACAAGGATTCCGAAAAGAGAAGAGGTCTTTTCCATAAAAAAACCTTTCCTAAAAGGTCTGATTGAAAAGATACAAAAGGAACGCAGCCTAATTGGATTAGAAAACATACAAAAGGGTAAAAATACTATAGAGAAAATAGGAAAAATAGACTATTCATTGAATAGTTCCTATATAGATGTTATTCTAATGTTAATCAATCTACCTATTCAAAATCTTTTTTTTGAAAAAATAATAGATATTCAGACACGGATCCCTAAACTTAATAAGCCTGCTTATGTATCCTTACATTTTCAAAATAAATTAACAAAATCTGTATTAGTTAACAAATTATTGGAATTAAATAGGGTTTTTATTGAATATAGCGAAAAAATTCGTGTCGGAGAGATTATTAATTCACAAAAATTCAGAATAAGTCTACAAACAATTTTTAATCAACCGGGACTTCTTAAACATCCCTATTATTTAAGTAAAAAGGATTTTCCGGCGTTTGATTTATATAGAGATATACTGAAATTAAACCTTATTGATAATTATCCGTATACATCACTCGATAAATTATTTATTAATAAAGATGATAAGACAATCTATAGCGGGTCAGAGAGGCTACCGTCAAATCTTGTGCTGGACAAAGTTAGTAAGGGAATAAATAATAAGTCAGAAACAGTCTGTTTTGAAATTAGTGGGGATATTCTTAAATATTTGATAACAAGAGATCGATATAGATTACCCGCCGAGAGCAGAATTTATTGTCCAACATGTAATGAGTTTATTAATCGATTTGATAAAACACACGCCGCATTTCATAAATCCAATAAAATTATGTTAAGTCAATTAATGAATTTACAAATAGATATAATAAAACAGGAAACCGTTCAGGATCAAGGTGTTTCTTACGAAGATAAGATGTTTTTTAAAGATAATGAGCCGGATAGATTATATTCAATACAGGAAGCAATTTCAGCTGGATTAGCTACTCAATATGAACGCGCGGTATACGAATATTCTATTTTTAATACAGAATGTATAAGTTTCTATATAAATCGTTTCGAAAAACGAATTAATAAACAATCAGGAATGGAGGAAATTAATCATATATATGATATTCCAGTCTTTTTAGAAGAAATAATAACAGATAAAAATAATAATAATTATATTCTAGTAGCAATTATTACAAGAAATATAACAAATAATTTATTATTTTTTACCATTAATAATAATTGGTATCTTTATAATAGCATGTTTGATCCGCATATACAATCCGATTATATTGAAAATATTGGTAATTTTCAAGATTTATCTAACTATCGGGAAGGATTAATTCAAAAAACTGGTATTATTTATTTTTACGGATTACAATAAACCTTTCTTTATGATCTTATACAAAGAAAATAATTTTATAGCATAATTTTTAAATTTATTGATTAAAATTTAAAAATGATCCAAGAGAAAAAAAATTAGACTAAATAATGTTTTCTACAAACTGCAACATAATAATTATCATTTCCAACCAGAGTTTGTTCCTTACTATCCTGTTCAATTCTTTTAGAAAAATCACCAGGAGTTCCGTCATTACATAATTTACAAAATGCCGATAATTTAGTAAATTGTTCTGCCAATGGAATAATTTCTAATATTTGCCCGAATGGTTCTCTGCGAAAATCCCCACTTAATCCCGCAACAATCACATGTTTATTATCAATATCGGTAGCTCTAATTACAAAACATTTCAAATCACCGAAAAATTGACCTTCCTCTATTATAATAATTTCACTATCTATATATTCCTTACTATCTAAGATCGAATTCAGATTTTCCAGACAAATACTTTTCTTTTGAATTCTATTATGACTGCTGATAACACCTTCTCCATAACGATTATCAATAGCATGAGTAATTGTAAGTATATTTTTACCAATACATTCATAACGATTAATAATCCGAATTAATTCAGCACTCTTACCTGAAAACATTGGCCCTAAAATAATTTCAAGTCTACCCCCTTTCATCTAATGCTTATACATATTTTATAAATACTTTATTACTTTAATATCAAATTTTATCTTTTCTCTTTTAATTTATTCCTTATGATTTCAATCGTAATATCCAATTCTCTTATTTTACCAGCCATATTAAATTCATCCTTATATAAACCTCTTACTGTTTCAAGATGTACTAACCAGGCTTGTAAAACAGTCTGTGTATACTTACCAACTCTTAATTCCATTAATTTAGACTCAATCTTATTAAAGTTTTTAACAAATTTTTCCTTAGCCTGATCTAGACTAGGCTTTTCAGCTACTTCCGTCTGAGTTTTTACCTTACCACCAGGAGACTCTTCTTCCGTCGAGGCACTTTCAGACGCAGCAGAAGCAGATACAATTCCTTGTAATAATCCCTTCTTTTTTCTTAGCGGTTCCAATGAGATCATACTCTTCTCCCTAGTAAGTTTATCTGTCAGTTCGACAAAATCTTCATCACTTATCTTAATATCAAGATTTTCTAATAGAAGTTTTAGAGTTCCCCAATTCTTTTGTTTTAAACCATGACTTAATGCCTTATTCACATCTGGATTAGCCCGAATACTCATTATATTACGATATACATCTTCTATTATAATTTCCTTACTATCACCCTTTTTAAAGATAAAGCATCTATTTAAGAAACTTAGCTCTTTTTGTTGTTCCTTTAAATTAGTTAATTTAGGGAAGTCTGTCTTATATTTATCGTAAATTTCATCAAATAATGCGGTTTGAACAGGATATAGATGAATCGTTGCCAATTTTTTAACCAATAGATCATAGGAGACCAGATATTCTTTAATAGATTGATTAATAGACTGAATATAAACTTCTATAGGCAATCCTATACTACGACTATCTGCGGGTATAGTCTCTCCTATATTGTCATATAGTTTCTTTATCTTAAAAATAGTTATACCCTTACTCTCTCCGGTTATACTTTCGCCTAACGCAATATTCTTTAATCGTTCATATAGTCGATTTCCATCAAAACATGTGCCAATTAATAAACCACCTGGACGTAAATTTTCACTTACATTTTTTAAAAAGCCATCTAATTTATTTTCGGTTTCAAATAAATAGTGTAAAGCAAATTGTATACTAATCATATCAAAGCCTCGACTATTATAAACTTTCCATAAATCTTGTTGTAATTCGCGTGAATGTTCCGATTTCATAGCCTCACCAGTCTTAATATTTAGACTTACATCTCCATATAGAAAACTAACCTCTTTTAATGACATAGATATGTTAAAGGTTTCCATCTTTTTACTAAATTCATTATATCTAACACAAGCGCCATCCTTTGGATCATAGATATTATTACTATTAATATCTATACCTACCACTGTGCTAATATTATTATTATTCCATTTAAATAGGTCTCCACCCTTACCGCATGCCAGATCTAATAAATGGATCTCTTCAACTTTGCGTGCTAATAACATTTTTGTAGCAACACTATATAATTCTTTATTTTTTACGAATTTATTATGAAATTCCTGTAGTTCAAATGTTAGTGATTTATCACGGGCAATATTAACATCTCTATTATAATATAGTTCTTCTGTATCATTTAAAAGTCTAATGTCATTACCCGTAGTTATTGTATTAACTGTTATCGGATTATGAATCGAATTCCAGATAGAATTTGCGATTTCAAAGTCATTACCATACAAAATACTGATAGGAATATCCAGGCTGTTTTTAAGAATACTATTCAAAATTCTTTTATTCTCAAAATTAGTAAGACATGTGTAGATATAGTCGGGATCGCTATCATCACGAGGTATCGGCGTCACGTGTAGTCTGAATTTATCAATAATAACTTTTAACATCTTTAATTCAAATGCCTCACTTGTTTTCCAACGATAACCTTTTGACCAAACGCCATTTACATATTTTTCGTAAATACGGAATATACGTTCCTTGTCGGATAACGATTTTTCATAGGATTCGGTCTTCTCAATACGTGTTCGCAATGGTATCCATAATTCTGCGCGTTCCTCATCACTCTTAGCATGACTATATCCTTCTATGTTAAAACCAAATTCTACAATTGTATTATCTAATATACGGCATTTATCTTTTACGCCTAACATATTATTATTCTCATCTAAAAATATATTAGCTATATATGCGAGGGGTTCGTAAGGATTTGTTGGTGTAAATTTTGTAGGGACATATTTTACAGCATCTCTAGGATTTTGGGTATCTTTATTTTTTATACATGGATTTCCATTGTAGGTTGCTCTATATCCACAATATAAATAGACAGATTTATAGGGAATGAAATCAACCTTTTCATTATTTATAACGGTTTTATAACGTATCTTGTCGCGTTGAATATAGATATTTTTTTCTCTATCTATTTCAATCTCCTCCTTTTCGATATGAACTAGGAAATCAATTGTATTTTCCTCAGCCGGTTTCCATTTCATATTATATACCCATCTTGAAGACATTTGAGTTGCCCAATACCATCGTCCAGGATCAAAACCGACCGGCATATCGGATGGTGTGTAGATTACACCATCCAGATCGTATCTGAATTCAGGTGTATCCTTTTTATCCCAAATTTGCTTTGTAAGTGTGAAAATTTCTTTACTATCTTCAGGACTAGTTGTTTGATAGAACGTTTTAACGGAAAGCTCACAATTTAATTTACCAATAGAATTAATCTTAGCGATAACATTTTGAGCAATTTCAATACGTGATCGTTGTTGTGGATTAGTTGAAACAAGCGGTAACATACGTGTATCATTTTGATTATGAACATAAATATCAAATGTATAAAATCCAGGTATTAATAGTTCATCATCGTCGGGTGATTGTTCACTATGTTTCTTTTTTGATACAAATTCGCCTACTAGGATAGAACCTGCTATACTACTCCATTCCCCTAAGGCCTTATCACTCTCTATGACGAGATAGACATTCATATTTGAATCTATTAAATAGATCGCCGTATTTTTTGAAAGACTGCAATATAATATCATTGTTTCACCATCAGCTTTATCTGTTACAGTATAGTTACTGCGAATATTAGCACCAAATCCTATTTGTATATTTTCACGTCCCATACTAATAACTTTTGGAACAAAGAAGAATTTACTATCATTGGTGTCTAGATCACGAATTTCAGTTATCTTATTGACCAATGATCTAAAGAGATTATTTTTCATTAGATTATCCGGATCTAGGTTTTCCAAACGACTAGCAAAATTATTTTGTAAATTATATTTATTTTCAGGATTACGTATACCTCTGGCGTAGTCCTCTAGTTCTTTCTTTTGTACCCTAGTATAATTGATAAGCATATCTTTAATAAGATTACAATATTCAGTCTTAACCCTTTCTTGTTGTCTATTGGAAAGAGACCTATCGGTTTTACTAAATAATATTGTGTGAACCAAAGCCATTTGACCTATTAATTCTCTTGAGATATTGCTGGTATCCTTTCCAATATATTCAATTTCAACCTCATAAAATTCTTTTTCATTAAGAGTATTACTCTCCTTAAAGCTTTTGGTTAAAAACATATCCTCACTTCCAGTTAATGAAATAGTTTTTTTACTATTTTTAATCATAGTTAAATCGATACGATAGTCTCCATTCATACTAAGAAAACTAATGCGTTTTTTAAAACGAAATGTTTTAAATATGTTATCGTATCCTACCCGATCTATTAATTCATCTAGTTCTAGACTAGCTCGATCCGCATCTCGATCATTGTATTTTCCGTTTTCATCAGGCAATACCTCCGATTTTAAATTAATACGGTAATCAAAGTCCTGAATATTAATAAAGACACCATTATGTGAGAAGGATTCACTTGGATATTTATCTACGATAGATTGTGGCCATTGAATGCGACTTTTATACATTGATCTATATTGAATGGGTCTCTCTAACTTACAATAATTACGAATATTATCTAATCCATCAATACTATAACGAATTGAGAGGTTCTTGTCTCTCCTGTCGGATAGATAGAAATTTATATCTAGTATTTCTGGTTCTTCATTACGAACATATCCAACCCTTTTTAGGAATTTGGCCAAACGTCTAAATTGTTCTACCGATATATTTTTAGTAATACGAGCCTCCAATTCTGTATTAGGCTTAGATCTTTTGATAGATATGATTTCATCTAATAAGATACGTTGATTACTAGAGAGCATTTATAATTTAGTATGATATTTTGTTTTTAAAATATAATCAATTTTTATTTTTAAAAAAACAATAGTAAGTTATTACTTTAATATTTATTTTATTATACTTATTTATACAAAAAAAAATGAATTCGGGGTTTATTGGGTTTATTGGATTTATTGGTGTTGGTCGACTCGGATTATGTACAGCGCTTGTTTTTGAAAAACATGGATTTGATATTTTAGGATTAGATATTAATCCTAATTATATTAATGAAGTAAATAATAAAACATTGCAATCAAAAGAACCCAATGTAGAAAATTATCTAAGAGATTGTAAAAATCTAAAATTGACAATGGATCTAGATAAAGTTTTAGCTCATTCTGATACAATTTTTATTGTAGTAGATACTCCCAATTCTGGTTCGGATAAAATATATGATACGAATAAGTTATCAACTGTATTAATAAATATTAATAAGAAAAGGGTTAAAAATAAAACTTTAGTAATTT